AGTTATTAAGTATGTTGGCACAAAGCCGAACCAGTCTCGCATCTGTTGCTCTTGTCGAGCTTTACGCCATCCACCAACATTGAACATGACTTTTTCGCACTGGCCCAACACCATAGCTTGCTTGCTTTTATATGCAGAAGAGGCCCACGCGAATGCTAAAAATTCTTCATTATCGTGAAGCAGCTCAGCTATGTGATCATGATCGGGGTTATAAAGAGGTCCACCAATAGTTAAGTAATTAGCAACTACCCAGTTTTTTAAATCAGGCGCAGGTACTATGCGTATCGCTTCCTCTTCATCTGCTTGGTCTATAAAATCAGTTGGAGGAAATGGTCTGATCTGATCCATTAAATATTTGCCTCTTTAAATTTTTAAGCCATTGGCTAGCGAAATGAGCTTGGATCTGCAATGGACCAGATTCATTAATCTTAAATCTTGGTACTGCCTCTAACCGAACAACGGTATATCCCATTGATTCAGCAACATCGTAACGGTCCATACTCCACGCCTTTGTTGCCAGCTTACCCTTTCGACCACCAGACCAAGGACCGCCAGCAATTTCAACTAAAATACGATGTTCAATTAAATGAAAATCAAAACGCCAATGCTTTGTTGATTTAAACTGGAATTTCTTTTCGTATTTAATTTCCAGATTATCTAAAGCATGTGTAAATTCTTCTTCAGCTTCTAAGTACTTTTGAGTAGCTTTAGGCAATGGTCTACTTTTGGGTTTTGTTTTAGGTTCTTTTTTTCTTGTAAGCCAGAAGTATTCTTTATCATCCATATTTCACCCATAAAAAAACCACTGCAAAAGTGGTTTTTATTACTATCATTTTTTAATCAAAATCTTTGTAGGCTGTAACCTCCATACTGTTTAACAAATCAAACCAATTATCTAGTAATGCAATCAAGTCTTCCTTGCTACTTGTTACTCCAATAATCTTTTGAAGATGGTATTCATCCTTTTCATCTACTGAATTAATATCTGTAACAAATCCAGCATCTTTAAGTTGTTGTCTCACAGTATTGGTGTCGTTACAGTCTAGGCAGATAATTTCAAAGTCATTTTCATTGATAAACTTCAATTTATACCCTGTCTTTCTTTCGAATGGCATATTTTCACCAATTAAATTAGTTAATGTTTATTTATTATACTAATTCATAGGTTAATTATAAAATTTATTTTATTTTTCAAATACTTAGTTCTCAATAGTAAATTATTTACTATCGAGAACTAAATCATCAAATTAATAAAATAAAAAGCCCCGCCAATAACTAGTATGTAGCGGGGCCATTTGCGCCGTAATCCGTCCGGCAAGAAAACTCGCAAAGCGTCCTAAGCGAGTGGGGTTTTAAAATCAAAAAACCCGCTTCTAAAAAAGAAACGGGTCACAAAAACAAAAACTTTCAGCGCAGTATTTGTGATACATCATACAAATTAGAATATGTATTTACAATATACTTTATGCTTATTTTTTAGGTGCTCTCAAAATATCCAAAACTCGCTCAGACATTTCGTGCAAGTTGGATCCTATTGGAAGCCAAAAATGATAATTGATGTTGTCGCGGTTAAAAACTTGCTTGTAGTACTCAGTTTTAAAAGATAGGTCGATATCAGAAGCTTTAAGCAATCTACCTTCTTTTTCTATCTTTTGCCCATCAAGTTCACCACCAACACAGATATTCATTTTACTTACCAGTTTTTAATTAGTCTGGACTATAGCACAAAAGAGAACCGGTCGAAGGAGGTTAAAAAATTACTCTTCAAGCCAATTACAAGCTTTTAATAAGTTCTCATAAATTTCAATTCTCATTAAGATTGCCATTTTTAGCAGTTGTTTCATCTCTATACAAATCATTGTCTTTTATATTTTTTCTTATAATTTCTTCTGAGATTAACCCTCTAATTTCTAAAGGATCAACTTTGCCATTTAAAGGATTTTCATTAAGCACATTTCCTATTAAGTGAACATTCTCAAGTTGTTGTTGAAGGGATTTTCTAAGTTGTATTTCAATCTTTTGTCTTAAGGTAGGGTTTTTCAACAGCCCCACATCTTTAATTTCTCTAATAACATTGTAGAATTCAATTTTACTTTGAAAAATTGAATTTCCAACTCCACCGAAAAATCCAGTAGGTGTAAAAGCCATATCGATACGCATTTTATAATATTCAATTTGCATATCATGAAGTAACTTTTCTGACTTGTTCCCGATATCTCTTAATTTAAAAAGATTGCCTCCAATGGAGAATTCCTGAATTTCTTTTAAAAAATAACCTGTCAAACAAATGAACATAGAGGCGATAACTAATATAACGAATTCTGATCCCTGTATTTGTCCTAAATAAAGAATTCTGTAAGCTACCCCCGTTAATACAATGAAACAAGATATTATAAAAATAAGCTTTGTTTTCTCACTTTTAGAAGGATTAGTTTCTGACATTTTATTTAATTCGGATTTATAAAAAACTTATTATATTAAAATTCATGGAACAAAAAAGCTCACCATTTGGCGAGCTTTTAAAACAATTTGGTGCAACGCTTATAACTTCGTCCCACCATATCACAAATCTAAACCAAGTGTGCTGCACTGTCAAGATTGCAATACCTCTATTTTACCATCCAAATAAGCCAAACCTTTATCAATCTCAGCACGTACTTTTGCTTTACTACATCTATGTACATTGGCAATTGTTAAATACGACCAATTATTTTCGTAATAAAGTATTAAAAACCAAGCTCTTTCTTGTAGAAATTCCCTATTATCGTTATGCATTTTAGCCAAGAGTTTGCTTACTTCAACTGCCTCATAATCTTCAATTTCGCATGGCATAGAGACCTTACTTGATATAATTCTAGTTGTGTCATTTTGGTCAATTAAACATGCTAGAGGATTAGCAGAAACTTTAGATTTTGTTGATCTTACCCATAGACCATATTGTTCCAACCATTGATGAGCAGAACGTTTAGACCAGTCCATTGTCTTGTTATTAACTTTTGCATTCATGTTTAAACTTCCCTCACATCAATATTGTGAACTGTTTTCATCAGGTGTTTTTTATTTCGGTAACTCGGTAGCTTGCGTGTAGCTATAGACTTCACATCTTCAACAACGTATTCACCTGCTGTCGTGAAATAAGTGAAATCGGCAAAATATCTAAGTGCTGGTTTAGCTCGTTTCTCCCTTCTAATTTTGTCTTCGGTGCCAATTCAAATTTTGTGTGATGCTGCAATTCTTTAATTTCACCTCGTTGTTGTAGAGCCTTTAGCTCGATATACCGTTTGTATTCTTTAGTACTGTCAAAAGTCATTCCATCCAATTTAATTTTCGAAGCATTAAACTTGTTTCGACCCTTTTTCTTTTGAACTTTCGGGCATGTAAGGCGGTAATCAGCAAGGCTCATTGATGTCATTTAGGCTCACCACCATTGAGCACTTGCTCTAAAGCTTTAAAGGTTCGAATCATTGCCATTTGTAGAAATTCATGATTGCCGCGCATGTCCCCTTCAACATACTGCAAAGCATATTGAGTCTCCTTTAATGCCCCATCTAAACGCTTTTGCAATTCCACTACTTTCGCTTGCAGGTGCTGCCATACAAGGTTGTGTTGATAAACATTTTCTCTAATGTACGTATCTTCATAGCGTTCAAATAGATTAGCGGGCGGAACAAAACCATAAGGCTTGTAATATGTATCTAAGTACCACTGCTCAAACTCTTCCATCACACATCCTCCACTTTGCAATTAGCGTAGGTCTCAAAGAAGAACTTTACAGGCTCGGATTTAATTTCAATCAGTCCAAATCGAAGTAAATGACGAGCATGTGTGCTATCGCGTAGTAACTGCACATCACGGTAATGTGTAAGCATTTTTCGCCACCCTTCCAGCGGCATAGACGATTTGTTTGTATTGCAAGGAACACATGCAGGGTTCATGTTTTCTAAAGTGTCGTTTTGCGGTCTAGTCATTTCACCCGTAATTAACTTACCGCCACCAACATGAATTAAATCTCGCTTCACTGCTTCGATATGGTCTGCATGCCACTTATCGCCAAGCAAATCACCACAGTAAGCGCAATGTCCACCAAACTTTTGTTTTAGCTCAGCACGTTGCTGTTTAGTTAGTTTCATTGGTGAATTCCTTTCTTAATGTTCTTTACGCGCCAACCACCACAAAACCACCGCACCGCTAATAGCTGCGGTAAAACATGAAATGAGTAACCCCCACGCTAAAATCTCGAATTTATTCATGCTGCTGCTCCTTTGCCTTGTTGAAATCCAACTTGAATGAGGTAAGGCATCCATTTTTGTTGTTGCTCAGGATCTGCGAGTTTTACTGCGATACGTGCAGCAAGTTGTTCATAGCTCTCGTTACCTTCAGCGTATTTGCTTGCAAACTCAGGATGTACAGAAAGTTTTTGAGCAAATGAGTAAATCTGTTTTGAACTAAGAGTATTTGATTCTCCCTGCGGGACTCGGACCTGCGTTCCAGAATTTGGTTTTTTAGATTGTTCACGTGCTTGGTATTTTCCACATGCGTTGATTAACCAATCTGCAAAGTGGTAATTCATGAGTTCATCGCAAAGATTCTTCTCGGCGTTGTAGAGTTCAAATGCTCGTAACTCTCGATCGAACCAAGTCGCGTTTTTGATCTGCTCGTAAGTTTCCTGATCAGTTGCCAAAAGAATTTCTTCACGAAGTTTTTTAAAACAAAGCCAAGTTTTTTTATTTTTAGATTCATCTGAAAGATTACTTGATAGATTCCGTGTACCAACGTTGGTACTGTTTGGTGGAATTGTTGGTACTGTTTGCTGGAAATGTTGGTACTGTTCCAATGTTGGTACTGTTTGAGAATCTTCCCCTTGTGTATCAAGGCTTTCCGAGCCTAACTGTTCCAATGTTGGTACTGTATTTTCTCGACCTTGCACACCAATTAAACGATAGACAATTACCTGCTTTGTTCGACCTTTTCTTTCACCAGTATCGAAAATTAAACCCTCAGAACTGAGTTCATCCAGAATCTTAAAAAGGGTTTTTTTATTAATCTGACAATCTTCAGCCAAGCGTGTAGAACTCGGATAACAGCAGTGTTGCTCATCCGCACGATCAGCCATTGAAAGCAGCACTAATTTTTTTAGAGCTGGAGAGGAACCACCCTTTTCCTGAGTGAATTTCTTTTTCCAAGCCCACACAGTAGCGTCTAAGCTCATTTATCCCCCTCTTCATTCACTTGAATGAAAGAGCCCAAATAGCGGATCCGCTTAGCTCTATAAAGACTCGATATAATTACGCCCGCATGGTAGAGATTTATGCCATGCACACCATGCTCATCGACCAGACCTTGCATAAACTCATCACGTGTAACTGCCGCTTGATTTACGTCATGGTTACGCTTTTTTAAGTTCGCTTTTCGCCCTTCCAACAAATCCGACAAAGTTTTTAAAGCCGGTTCATGCCACGACTGGTAACTTTGCTGACGTTTCTGCTCTTGCAGATTGCCTTTAGCTGTTTGGTTTGCTAAATTAGTTTGCATATTCATTGACCCTTGAAATTAATGAATCACCTGAAAGCTTGATTTCGCCGATCAAGCTTTTTCTTTTTGTGATTTTGAAATGTAGATTGCTGCTTCTGATTTAAGTGCTTCACGAAGCTGGTGAATGTGGTTTTCCATTTGCTCTAAGATTTCTTCGGTATCGGCTAATTCCGCTGGTGTTACCACCCCATCCTCTAAAACCTTGTGAACCTGCTGATTAGCTTGGCCATTGTTGATGTTTATATGTAGCAACGTTTCAACAATGCTTACTTCATGGGCTTTTTCATCGGCTTGACTTGCTGGAACTAATACAAATCCAAGCATATGCGCCCACGCCTTAACTAATGCAGGGTTGCGAGTAAACTGAATCATTGCCTCAAGTTTTTTGATACTTGGGAAATGCGTTTCCATATTTGGGTTTGCGTAGTTAAGAACGCTCTTGTATGAATCACCTAGAACGTCTGCAATTTCTTGCGGTGAAATACCTTGCGATTGGTGAACAATTTTGTAAATTGCCGTTTTAGCCTCTGGGCTTAAGTGAATTTCACTCATATGTGAATACCTCTTTAAATTTCACGTATACGCACATAAGGCGTAAGTGAATAATTGTTCCTATGCGGTACGCTTGGGTTTTGTGCTACGTCTTACATATTCAAAGTCAGCATTTGGGCATAATTCATCGCAGCTAACTTTTCCGTGGCTTTCTCGGTCTAAGGCAATTGCCAAAGTTGCGCTACAAAAACGAAATTTGTTTACGACTAGACGCAAATATCCAAGAGTTGATCCGCATTTTTTTGCAAACTTCTCTTTAGCTTCTTTGTTAGGCAAAGAATTAAGGTAATCAGCAAGTGATTTGGTTGATACTTCCACTTCCATTGATAAACCTATTGATAATTAATTTATCACTTGAGTTTATCTTTTGATAATTTTAATTGCAATAGGATAATTAGTAAAATTTATCCCTTATTGTTATCATTTGATAATTAGTTGGCTTATGAATGTTGTGTCCATGAATCTTAAAGAAATACGTCGTAAGAACTTGCGTAAGCTAATTGACCAGTTACTTTCTGACAAAATTTACGAGCGTCAAGAAGACTTCGCGGTTGCTGTAGGCATCGACAAAACCTATCTCTCTCAAATGCTTATGGAGCCTGATCAAAAAGGTTCACGAGGTGTTAGTGAGGCGAAAGCACGGCAGATTGAAAAAGAGTTAAATTTAGAGGCAAATTTTCTCGACCTACTTGATGAATCAAGTCCGTTTGGTAAAAGTAAAATTGAGAATGGTGTTATTCGACCTGCTTCAAACCTTGATGATTCAGGTGACTATGTAATTATTCCGATGTATGACATTAAAGCTGCATGTGGTAATGGCTATACAAATGAAGATGAATTAATTAAAGGCGGGTTGGTCTTTAAAGAAAGCTTTATCCGTAAATGTGGACTTTCCTTAAGCCATGAAGATACAGGAATTATTACCGGTGATGGTAGAAGTATGGAGCCAACTATCAATCATACGGATGCTATTCTTACAGACCTACGAGTAAAAACGATTGATCAAGTAATTAGTGATAAAATTTATGCTTTTGTTGCAAATAAAGAGTTGAGAATAAAAAGACTTTTTAGAAAAACCAACGGCGGCTTAAGAATTGTTAGTGATAATCCCGACAAAGAAACCTTTCCAGATGAGCATATTGAAAAGGAAGATTTAGATGCCATTCAAATTAAAGGTTTAGTACGCTGGAGATGTGGAGAAGTATAAAAAATATAAAAAATTACATTATCAGCCTGATAAATTATCAGGCTTTTTTATTGCCTTAATAATCATGCAATTATCAAAAATGATAAATTAATTTATCAATTGCTATTGCTAAGTAAATTATCTTTTGATAATTTTATCTCGTAGACAACAAAAAAGCACACCGCCCTCCCCAGGTCCGATGTGCTTTTGCAAAACTGCGAGATCAATTATGAACGTAAAAGTAAACTCATTCAACTCATTTGCATTTGTCAGCATGGCTGCACTTGCAATCTCTGGTGGTTCTTTAGTTGCTTGCCAATTGCAGCCAGCTTTCCAAACAAAAGAAGCTCCTTCTCTATTTACTCCAAAAACGCAACCAAGTACTTACGGGGTTTTAACCGCAAAAATCACAGGTAAACATTCTGGCGTTGCTGTAATTAAATTAGATAGCTTCCGTTTAAACGTTAGCTTTGATTTTGAAGCTCATCCAGACAGCTACGGCGTTCCGGGTTCTGAATTCACCGCTGTCGATATTACCCAACTCACTGTGAATGAAATCACTGACATTAACGGTAAGTCATATAACGATTTCACCGAATTTGAAGACATCCGCAACATCAATGACCTTCTAAAAGGCTTCATCGAACGTAACAAGTTGGTGGAGGCTTAAAGATGACTCATTTCAAAAAGCACCCCGACGGCTACAAGTCATTTTTAGGCCGTGATGATAAGGGCCTCTACTCTGTTCGTATTGGCTGGCAAGTGTACGCATCTAATGCTAATGGCTCAGTTCTTTACAAAGTTAAAGACGGAGTTAAGACGCCTTTAAATGTGTTCAGGTTCCAAACTTCTTATCCAAAAGTTTGGAATGAACTCACCCAAGAAATCGATTTTCAGCGCAGAAAGCAGCTCGCTATAAAACTGCGTGAAACAAACATCCCTACTTATGTCCGCAAAGCTTACAAGCAAAAACGCGGCTTCACCGGCTCTAGATGAGGATAAGAAAAATGGCTCTACCTATTATTACGGCTGATCAAACCTTATTGGTTCAAGCAATTATTGTGTACCTATACGCTGATCCGGGTTTAGGTAAATCATCAATGGGCTTTACTGCGGAAAAAGCAATTTCTTTTGACTTTGACCGTGGTGCTCACCGTACTGGTGAATTACGTCGTGGTGCGGTTGTACAGGTTCAACAATGGAGTGATGTTGCAAACCTTACTCCGCAGGACTTAGCACCATATAAAACCGTAGTCATTGATACCGTGGGTGCAATGCTTGAATGCATTAAAACCCACCTGTTACTAACGGCAAATAACCGTCAAAAAGATGGCTCTTTAAAGTTAAAAGCCCAAGGATTAGCAAACCAAACTTTTAAGCAATACATCAATACTTTGATCAGTTTAGGTAAAGATGTTGTTTTCATTGCACACGCATCAGAAGATCAAAACGGTGATCAAATTATTTACCGACCAGATCTAGGTGGTAAAAACCGTAACGAACTTTACCGTATCGCAGATGTCATGGGTTATCTAACAACTGTTACCACAGGTGAAGGTAAAAATGCCCGCGTTATTAATTTCAAACCCTCACCTACACATCATGCGAAAAACTCAGGTGCACTAGGCGGTGAAACTGGTGAAGTGTGGGTACCTGATCTTAAAGCACACCCTACTTTCTTGGCTGACCTGATTACTCAAGCTAAAGATCACATTAACACCTTAACGCCTGCACAACTTGCAGCAGCTAAAGCCCAAGAAGAGCTAGAAAACTGGAAACAAAGCTGTGAGGAAGCAGAGCATGCAGGTGACCTTAATCAATTAACTGAGTCGCTTGATAAAGAACATATGTATTACCAGAACATGCGCCAAGCAATGTTAATGAGGGCTAAAGCATTGAATTGCACGTTTGATAAGCAACGTGGCACTTGGATTAGTCCACCTGAATTTAACGGTATCTCAGATCAACAAAGAGATGAACTTCAAAACTTCATAGCTGAACGCGGCCTAGACGTGAAAACAGTTTGTGAACACTTCGGCATAGATGCCCTTATTCAAATTGAAGCAGCAAATCTGCCAGCAGTTAAACAAGACATTGAAACATTAGCTAAAACGGGGATGACAGCATGAAAAATATTTTAACTGCTCAAGAAGCATTTGCAGCACTTCAAAAAGGTAAAACTATTCTATGTCGTCCTATTGGAGACATGTTGGACTTTTCTGACTTAGATCAATTCCCCGCTTCTGTTTTTGGTAAACCGGGTTTTGAATTCTGCATCAAAATCGAAACTATTGAGCTGGCTGGCATTACATTCACAAAGCCATTAACTATTGATGAATATGAGGAAGGACAGGATGTTTTTGTAATTACTACATATTCGCCTTCTATTTACGTCGTGAATTTTAGAACCACCGCATTAATTGAATCTATTAATAGCGGCTTTGTTCAACGTGATGCAGAAAACGCCAAGCTTCAATTAAAAGCACTATCTAAAGCGTTAGGTTTTGAAGTTAGTGACGATTTTAGTGTTATTCGCCTAGGTGACGAACCAAAGAAACAGCGTGCTAAGAAATCAAAAGGTGCACAGACAGTAGTTGTAGAAAAGACTTATGAAATTGTTGATGAAGTTAAACAACCTACAATTGTTATTACTGAGCAAACAAATGTAACTACTTCTGAAAACTCATTGGTGCAATCCGAAGATATTTCAGAAAATATAGGATCAGCTTTAGATAGTGCGATTGTTATTACAGAACAACCTTATGTGTCTTCACCTGAAGATTTTTTAACTCAGCCTACACCTGAGCAAGAAAAAAACAATGAGTATCAGCAAACCCTAGATACTCTTCTACAGCGTGTAAAAGAGTCAAAAACACCTGCAGAAGTAAATGCGGTTTATCGTTATACCCGCACATGGGATGACGAACAAATGAAGCCTATCCTTCTCGCCACTCACAAACGTCTTGAAGAGCTAGAAAAAGAAAAGGCATCTGCTAATGAGCCACCCTCTTTAATGGTTAAAATCCAAACTGCACCAGACCTTACAACGCTAGATGCTTTGGAAATAGACGTGGCTGCACGAGATCCGCAGATTCAACCGAAGCTAATGGGGTATGTGAGAAAACGCCGCTTTGAATTAGAGAACCCTACATCTACGCCACTTCAAGAGGCTGAGCCTGATTATTTATTAGGAGACGGTTTCTAATATGAAAGATCAGTACAAGAAAGTGAGCCCAAAACACATGCTTGGTTTTATGTACTACTTGCAATTGCTGGGCTACGTAATAGTCCGGCAAGGCATGGATCAAGCAATGTTCCTAACAAAACATTATGCGGTACCAGTCGCTTGGCGCCGCATAACGATCGACTACAACAACCGTTTAAATAAACCAGCACAACAACTTTATAAAGAGTTTGTTGAGTGGACTAAAGAAGAATATGCAGAGATGGTGGCTTAAATGACAGGTAATGAACGTATCCCTTTTGAATCACAATTCAAAACTACAGAAATTTTTAAACGTGAAAGTGCTATTCGTAAAAATGACATCCTAGCATTCAGTGAAACAATGAATGGCTATTTCAATATTGTAACTAATGATGCTTGGCAGTTATGGAATAAAGCCAAAGCCGAGACGGTGCCAGAGAAAAAGATTTACTTAACCTGTGAGCAATTATATGCAGCAGCAAACTTTGGTGCACCAAACAAAGATCCAGAACTTTTAGAAACTGAATTAACAATTGCTTGGTTTGATGAAGCTCATAGCGGCAGTGGTTACTACGTTTATATAAGTGAGTATCCAGAAGAAGGTGCAATGAAGCTGGAAAGCGAATCAGGAGCTGAGGGATGAGTTTAACACCTGATGAGTTCCGGCAGATTGTTAATCCATTGGAACGCCCCACAAGAACTTGGCACTGTAGTTTTTCTTATCTTGAAACGTGGTTGCATTGTGAGAGTGAAGATATTCCGCATGGTGTAGAACTGGTACCCGATTTTCAACGTGGGCATGTATGGACTAAAAAACAGCAAACAAATTATATAGAAAATGTCTTGAGGTTAATTGTAGATGAAAGCGGATTAACAATTCGTTTCAACTGCCCTTCTTGGAGAAAAGAGAGAGCCAAAGATTGCGATCTCCTTGATCAAATGGTTTGTATTGATGGATTGCAAAGATTAACTGCTATTAGAAGATTTATCGCAGGTGAATTAAAGGTCTTTGGTCTTAAGTTTGATCAACTACCTAGACGACAAATCTTTAGAGATTTGCAAATCGTGGTAAAGATGTATGACTTTCAGTACAAGGCCGATTTACTAAAGTTTTACTTGGATATTAATGGTGGTGGTATAGCTCATAGTAGATCTGAATTAAAGAGAGTTAAGGCAATGTTAGAAGAAGTTAAAGCGGAAAGTATGGAGGGGTAAATGGGACAAATAGTTAAAATAGAGGCTAGCATTCTAGAAAAGATTGTTGCTGTAGCTGAACGTATTGCTCAGTCAAAAGAAGAACGCCGAGTTGGTCGTGAAGAATTTGCACACATGCTCAATATCGAACCTGAAACTCTAGACGCTCGGATTCGTGAAGGCAGATACCAAAGGCCATACAAGGATGGGCGAAAAAGTTTTTGGTTATTGTCCTACGTGCAATCTGTCGTTACAGACACAAAAGAATCTGGTAAAGTAGCCACCTATTGA